AGAAAACGCTGATCATCCGGACGGGAGTACCAATTTCTTGAAACGGTCATGTCGATGCTCATAGATAATCTCCTTATGGGCAGGCCCAAGGTGAGCCCGCCCAACGGTTGGTGCCTCTTTAAAGGGAGAAGTCTTCCAGGGCCTTGAAGATCGCCTCCACCATCTCGAAGTCCTCGGCGAACATGATCTTTTGCTTTGAGGTGATATAGATGGTTTTCAAGCCTTTCTGCCGTTCCTGGTCGTATTCACCGAGTTTGTCTCTCCATTCTGAGTACTTTTCTCTCAAGTTAAAGTATTTCAGTAGGTCAACATCGAGATCCCGGTAGCCTGGTTCTGCTGCTTCGACCAAGGCGTCCAGAAAGATAGCATCAGGAAAGGCGTCTTTGTCTTTGAGTTGTTCCTTGAAGAAGGTCATGGTTGAATCATCAGGGGAGAGCTTCGATCTTTTGTCGTTGTAGATTTCGGTGAGCTGTTTGATGGCAAAGTCCCGCTGTTTCTGGTTCATAGTGACTCCTTTATGGTTAGTGGTTGAAAAGCCTGCCCTTCTACATATTCTTTCTTGTTGGTATGACATCCTTGATCAGTGATACAACCTGGTCTGCCGGCATGCCCATTTCGGTAAGCTCGAGCAGCTCTCGGGTTCTGATCAGGATGGTTTGGAAGTCGAGGAAAATCTTGCAGTTGTGTTCGCGGAAGCAAGCCACTTTAGTGGCCGAAGCGATCTTTTGATTAGTTCCTGACATGGTGCACCTCCTTGGGGTGCTGGGTAAAAGGATGATAAATGTTCATCAATCGATAATGTTCAGGATTTTTGTACGCCGATAGTTGGAAGTTGTCAATGTTTAACGGCAGGCGGAGGTTGGGTGAATCATACCCTACAGTCTACCCCTATATTCGAAGGATATACCAGATATCCGTATAGGATAAAGACAAGATCAACAGGGCAGGCTTCGTTGGGTACGATCAAAAACGAACCTGTCACCAGTAAAAAGGAGAATACAAATGAAACTTCGTATCAACAACGACCCCAGAAGCGCAGAATTCAACAGGCAGGTTTTTGGTTTTTTCAGGCCAAAGGCCTGCCCAACCCATGGGAGGAATCATGAAGACTGAAGGACTTACCTTCAATCAGGCAGTACAAGCCTTGTACGACAGGAAATGCCCCAGCATTAGACACGCAAATCACCAGGGTGGAACATTCCGCTACGTCCTGCGCGATGACGACTGGCTGGCATGCAGCGAGGTAAAAGGTGGCGAACCTGTTATCAGCAGAGATTTCGCCCTCAACCCAAAACTGCTCCTCGACCCGAACTGGCAGCTGGTCGATCCGATCATCCCTACCAGAACGGTAACAGAAAGACGCTGGAGATATAAAGACGGCAGCATGAACACGCCGGACTTTGAGGGAAGGTACAAAGAGGAAATCGAGAAAGGAGCGTTTCCTGCCGGCCAATGGGTCACCGTCACCTACGAAGAGGAGATCGAAGAACCAGAACAGGAACCATACATCAGTAAGGTGAAATTCAACAAACACCTGGGTAGCTGTGTCGCAGAACTATTGCCCTTAAACTGGGTAGGTAAGAAAGTATCCGTAACCCTTATCGAAGAGGAGGTTTAACGATGAAAAAGATCCATATCGTATCGATCGGCTACCAGGCAATCGGCTTTGACTCTGCAAAAGAGGCGACAGAAGCGTACCAGGCAATGGCAAAAGGCTTTGGCGTGACCGACAACTGGCTAGGCAGTCGCTACATCTCGACCGAAGCAGACCTAACAATTACCCTCTCGACCAAGACCTTCTATACAGACTTTGAGTACCAGAAAGAGGTTGAAACATTGAGGGCAGCCGAACAGGCCAAGGCGGAAGCAGAGGAAGCTGCCAAGCTGGCCGAGATTGCGGAACCATCTGAATTCTAGTATTTGCGCCATCATAGAGGGTCCGACGAAAGTTGGGCCCTTTCTTGGTTGCACAAATGCAACTTGGTTGCACAAATTCTCTTTTCAAAGGAGGAACTATGTTATGGGATAGCCTGCACGCATTTGAATTGGTGAACGGACACACGAAAGATCCTTATCCGTTCGATTGGAGTATTACCAGAAAGGAGGAACCGAATGCACCGAAAAGAACCTTTGGAGCAAAGAGTAGAAATCTGCCCCCGTTGCGGATCGACCGATTTTTTCGTCAACGGGCAGCTGCTGAAATGCCGGCAGTGTCTTCTGACCTGCGGCTGTGTCAAATGGGTCGAAAGCCGGCCCGTAGAATCAAGATGAAGTCTTACTATGGCCTTGTTGGTTAAAACCGTTTCTAGCAGCTATCGTAACGTCCCTTACGTTCTCCTGGAGGAAGCAATTTATTATGCAATGTCCAAAATGCAAAGCTAACACCATGGCTGACCATTGGGATTATTTGACCCACCGTTTCAAGTGCTTTATCTGCGGCTGCACTACCGGCCACGGCTGGCACCCCTATTCCCTCGAGAGACAGATCGACCCGCACAAAGGAGAAGACTATGATCATGACAAAAGATTTTTTTGACACCTTAAACCAGTGGCAACAGGCACCAGGGAGAAGAACAGTGCAAATCACCTTGGGGGACTCCCTTGACAAGAATTATCTGAACGTCTGGGTTTATGATTTCGACGCTATGGAAGGACTTCATCTGAAATCAGAACAGGACCTTGAGGGACTCGACCTGAAGGCGCAGAAAAGAGAAACATTGACAAAACAGCTCGAAGCGCTTGAAGAGGCGTCTTTAAAATGAATCAACGAACACACCTGATCATGTATTACGGCATTCAGACCATCACCTGCTTGGCTATCATCGCCGGGGTGGTGAGACATTGGAACGATTGAGGGAGGGGATATGACACATCTGAATTATTGGAAAGAATGCCTTGCTATAGCTGCCGAAGAATGTGGGCTGTCGCTATCCGATGAGCATTTGACGGAGCTTGCTAAGGGTGCAATGGGTGGTCACGAACACTATGGCATGTCGTTTTATTCACCGCCAAGTAGCGATCGGATAAGCGTTATTGAGAGCGAGTGGAAGGCGAAATACAACGCTCTCCAGAAAGAGTTTGACGCATATCGTGGCAATGCAGAAACGGCAGTGAAAAAGGCGTTGCGGCAGTACAGCAACTCAAGCGTATCTATCGGAGAATACGGGGAAGTATTCCGGCATGGTGGCAGGACAGAACAGATTCAATAGAAATATAACGATAAGGCTGACCCGGACTCACGGGTCGAGAGGGGAGTTGAAAGGAGGAACAATGAAATACGAGATTGCCGAGATTGAGAAGGTGCTGGAAGGGGCCGATGAAGGATATGTTTGTCCTGCCTGTGGGATGAAGTATATTCGTGAAGCAAGTCAAATCATCCGCGACCTCCTAGCAGAGTTGAAAGAAGCGCGGAAGGCGGCGTTTCTGGAAGCGGCAGAGCACTTAATGAAGCCACAGCCATCAACTACAACATTCTGCTGCTTGAGTACGTTGTTTCGGGCGGCTGATGCACTTCGCTGGAAGACAGAGGAAAACTGATGGCAAGCACCGGAGTATGGAAACCAACACACTGTTCGAAATGCGGCAAGCAGGACACCTTCTTCATGTACCTGACGAACCGGGAGAACGGCTTGATCTACTACCGGCAGGTCTGTGTCGACTGCTGGAAAAAAGCGAAAGGAGGTGGACCTACACCTCCAAAAGGAGGGCAGGCTGAACCTGACAAAACCAAAACCCCTTCGAAGTAAACCGTATCTGGCATGGATCAGGCAGCTCGTCTGCCTGGTCTGCCTCTCCCCTCACCCGGTACCCCACCATCAACCAGAAAAAGGGCAGGCCGGGATCGGAACGAAAACGTCCGATTATCGTACGATCCCTCTCTGCAACCACCACCACCAAGAATATCATTCTGCAGGCAGGGAGAGCTTTGCCGAGAAGTACCACCTCAACTACGAGCAGGCAATCGAGATGCTCAACACTATCTGGAGGCAGTATGGAAGTGAACACAAGTGATTACGAAAGCCGGGCGGTCTTTCCGAAACACCTGAAGGAAAGATTTCTCGAGTACCTGAAGGAAAGCTATGCCGAGATTTTCGCCAAGAAGGAGTACTGGATCACCGTCCAGAACAACAACGACCTGATCTGTTATTTCGGTCTGAAAGGGCAGAAAACATAAGGTAGCGTAGCTACCGGTAGGGTAACCTGCCCTAGAGTAAACAAATAGATCCTACGCTCCGCAGAGCTTACGGAGACGATGCGACAGCACAAGAACAGTCCGAATTATCCCCTACCTTCCAGGCCATCGAGATCGAGGGCGTATTTTAATAACGCCCTCCTCTTTTCTTCCGGCCAGTCTTTCATCAGCGAGCTGACAATCTGCGCCTCAGGGGTGGTAATGCCAACCTTGACGATGGTGTTCTCCTTGATCTTTTCCATAAAGTTCGAGACCTCCTGGGCACGCAAGATGATGGCCGGCGGTACCTTGCCAAGCCGTCGCCAGTTCGAGACCGCAGCAACCCCTCTGTTAAACATCAGGGCTACTTCCCGGTCAGTTCGCATGTCAAGCTTTTTCTTTATCTCGTCCAGCTTCATAAGCCCTCGACTTTCTTGACAAAATACGATTTATCGAAAATAGTTGTTGACAGTGATGAAGATTTTTTGGTATCTTGGACTCTACCCCCCTTAATAATCCCCCCATAAGAACTGGTACTCACAAGGCCTTAATAAGCCAAAAAGCGCAAAAACCAAACCAAAAGAAAAAAGCCTTCAAAACCAGTGTATCCTTGTTACCGGTAAATTTCAAGGGAGGAACCAACAATCATGAACTACGAGGTAGATATAGTTAAGTCACTCAGGCGATTGAAGACCTATACCGTTGAGGCTTCGGACCATTACGAGGCCGCCCATAAGGCAACCATGCTGGCCATGGACGATCCGGAACTGAAAGTAATAAACAATATTCTTGAGTGGGAAGATGAGTACCTGGTGATGGGTATGACCAATCTCGATCTGGAAACACATATATGAGCGGGACAGCAGAGGAGCACCCCCACTTGGAATTCGATCTCGATGAGGTCAGGGATCTGAAAGACACCTACCAGAGAGCGATCGACTACATCATCGAAGAGCTTCCCCCGGTCAACTGGGACTCCAGGGTCGAGGTCAAGGATTTCTTCAGAGACACCTTCCATATCAAATTACCCGACCTAACCATCGCACACCTTTCTACCTACCTTCAGTTCTACGATGAAAACACGGAATCGTATTCAATCCTTGTTGGCATCCTGGAACTGTACAAACTCAAGTATTCCATTAGAAACTATCTCGATTGCATCCTGCGGCACCAGCAGGATGGCAAGGTATACCTCCGCCAAATAGGGGCTTCCTGGGTATTTCCCAACAAACAACCCCTCCCGAAATGTGAGGAAATCTTACGGTGCGTAAAAAAAGGAGAATAGCCTATGGGCGCAACAAGTTCCGCTGGCAACGTCGACTCAACCAAGACCTATGAACTGATGGAACCGGGTGTCTATCCTGCCCGGTGTATTGCCGTCATCGAACTCGGGACGCATTCCCGGGAGTACAAGGGCGAGTTCAAGGACAAGAAAGAGATCATGATCATCTGGGAGCTTTCCGAACTGATGGAAGACGGCCGGCCGTTCACTATCAACTGGAAGGGCACCAACTCACTATCAGACAAGGCCCGGCTCTACAAGATGCTTAATAGCTGGCGAGGCAAACCCTTCCAACCGGAAGAATTGGCACGCTTCGAGATGAAGGCAATCTTGGACAAGTGCTGCATCCTCAATATCACTCGGACTTTAGCCAAGAACGGCAAGGAGTACAATAACGTCGACTCGGTTATGCCTCTGCCGAAGGGGATGAAGTGTGAAGAGAGGGTAAATCCTTTGGTCGATTTCGGCATCGGCGATGTCGCCACACCAGAGTTCGAGAAACTCTGGCCGTGGGTACAAAAAATCGTCCTCGAGTCGAAGGAGATGGAAGGACACGTACCGGCAGAGGTCGAGCCGGAACTTCCGGAAGAGTCAGATATCCTTTTTTAATCTAACGACATAACAACGGGCACCAAGAGAGCCCCCGCTAACCCCGGGGGCTTTTTTGTGGGGAGAATTATGAAATACATTTTGGACGCACAGAAGTTGCAGGCGTTTTTAGCAAGGATGGACCCAATTGTCCGTGGTGTCACCATCATGGATCTCTCAATCAAACTGGCAATCGGGGTGAACGAAACCGACTGGGCGGAACCAATTCCAAAACCAACCTCAAAGGCAGCACTGGGACCATACACCGAGACCTTCGAAAAGTTCTGGTCGCTCTACCCGAAGAACAGAAGGAGCGGCAAAGGGGGGGGCGTTCAAGGTCTGGAAGGCAATCTTCAAGAAGGAGGACGTCTTCGACAACATCATCACCGCCCTCGAGTGGCAGGTAAGGCAGTACGACTGGACAAAGGAGAACAACAAGTACGTGCCCCTGCCCGAAACCTATTTGAGCAAAAGACGATGGGAAGACGAACCACCGGAAGAAATCGTATCAAAAAAAGAGCGGTATTTAGACCTAAATGGAATCTGGAAAGAAAGATAACTCATCTTGAAGAATGAAATCTCCCCATCACACTCTGGTGGGGTTTTTTGATTCATCAAGACCTAACTTCCCGCCTAAATTTTCATCAGTTCAAAACCTCAACAGTTTTATTAAAAAGGAGGACAACCATGACCCGAAGGGAGTATTTTGACGAGCTGAAGAAACACGACTGGTACTACAACTATTCTGACGACCAGCGGTACTACAACGCAGGAAACCAGAATAAGATAAGGCTGTTGCGAGAAGCAGAAGGCGACCCGATTAAAAGAATGATGTTCCAGGATTTCTTGGAATATGTCTTCTCCGGCAAGCCGTTCGGGACGGAGAAGAAACAGGAACCCATGCTGGTAGGTTACGACCTCGAGGGGGACTAAATGACCAAAGACGAATTCAGCAGAAAAATCGACTATCTTACCGATGAAGATTTTGTGAAAGATTTGCGGCATGAATGTATGCGATTATTTCTTTCCGGGGCAGTCAACATTGAAGAATACGAAGACAACTATCGGTTGCCAAAAAATATCTTGATGATTGCTCTAGAAAACTTTGCCACGCAACACGACTCGCCAAACACCGTTGACAAGAAGGAAATTAGGAACCTGCGGAAATTTTAATACTATTTTATTCAGAAGGAGGTTGTTATGGGTGAACCTATCGGGTTGATCGCAACGGAGGCAGAGAGGGAACTGAAGCACACCAAGTCGTTGCGGGTCAGGCACCTGGCACAGACGGTGATCGCCCTCTGCAACGAGATCAAAGACCTGCGCTGGGAACTCGATGCCTACAAGGAGGGCTGATATGCCATACGATCTGTATCTGGTAAAAAGATTTAAAACAAAAAAAGCCGTGTTGCTTTTCTTGAAGGAAAACGAAATAGATCCAGAAGCAGTGTTTATCCACCGTAAAGAGAACAAAGAGAAAGGCACGCCATGATCATACGGCCCGGAGAAAGACGTGTGGAATTTGGCAAGATGCGAAAGGGGGAGCTCCAGAAGAAGGGGCTCTCCACCGGGTTCCCTGACATGGACAAGCACCTGAAGCTCGCAAAGATGTACCTGGCAATCATCTCGGGATATCCTTCAAGTGGCAAGTCTGAATGGTTGGATGCTGTGCTGGTCAACATGAGCGTTACCTACGGCTGGAAGACTATTTACTATTCCCCGGAAAACCATCCGGTCGAACAACACATGGGCAAGCTGGCGGAAAAGTTCATCGGCAAGCACATCATGAGTTTTACCCAGGAAGACCTGAACCGTTCGCTGGTCTGGCTCGAGGAACACTTTACCTGGATGTACCCGGAGAACCCGGAGCTCGATACTCTTTTAAGCCTTGCCGAACACGAGAAGCAGGAGAACGGGCTGGACTGTCTGGTGATCGACCCGTGGAACGCAGTTACCCATCACCGAGGGGCAAGCATGGTCCATGAATACCTGCAAGAGGCTCTAACAAAATTGATCAGGTTCGCCCGAACGCACGATCTGCTTGCCGCTATCGTTGCCCACCCGAAAACACCACAGAAAGATCGGGACGGAAATATTCCAGTACCGAATTTGTATGACATATCAGACGGGGCTATGTGGCGCAACAAGGCGGATGTCGGACTGATCGTCCATCGACCCGATATGTCCCGGAATGCCTGCGAGGTGTATGTCAACAAGATTAAGTACAAATGGATGGGCCTGCCCGGTATGGTGGAATTCGACTACGATTTTAAGACCGGCAGGTTCAAGGGTAAAGAAGAGAAAGAGTTTTTACTACCCACCGAACTCGAAGCGGCATTTTAGAAAGGAGACAACCATGTGACGAAACACACACCAGCCCACCAGACCTTTCTCGCAGCACTCAGGATGGAAAAGAACAAGCTGGCGGCAGCACGGATCAGGGCGAGATATCTCCTTCAACAGCTGGAGCTCTGCCTCGCTTCACAGTCCGATGTCGCCAGTTACGACGCCTGGCAGATTGTAGAGGAACTCTCGGAACTCTTTCACCAGGCACCGTACACCATCAGGCAGTCAAACTCACCAAACATAGACAGAATCACCGATGACGATATCTTTCGGGCCCGGGCCTTCCCGGTCGAAAAGCTGATCTGGTTTGTCAAGGGCAAGGCGCAAGCCTGGTGCCACGAAGACCGGAGACCGTCTCTCTCGTGGGACAAGAAGCACAATGCCGCCCACTGCTTTCCGTGCGGGAAGTCGTTCGGGCCGATCGATATCCTGATGATTCGCGATGGATTAAGCTTCAAGGACGCTGTCAAACAACTGAGGTAAAAGGAGTCAACAATGATGAACGAGAACCATTCCAGTATGACAATGAATGCAATATCTGAAGCGGCATATCAAGTAAGAAACAGAATATGCGAGGCGGTAAGCGAATACGATACTCCGTCAGCCATTTACCGCCCCAAATTGTCTATTGACGGGAATCAATGGTGCGCTCTCTATGGTGATAACTTGCAGGAGGGTGTCGCGGGCTTTGGTCATTCCCTCTATCAGGCAATGATTGCATTTGATAAAGCGTGGTATGCAAAACTAGATTAGATGAAAGGAGAAAAAATGATACCGAATCTCTGTTTGGAACTATCAGAGTTGCCGTTCGGAATAAAGCTCTACCAGTACGGCCCGGACAACTTCACCGTCTGCTACGGGCTCCAGAGCAAAGGCGGCCTTACGTACGTTGAAGCGACGAAACAACTTGGTGAATGTATCCTGCACGCTCTGGCATGTGCCGGCAGGCTCGACAACCGGGCGAAGGAGGAGGAATGAACGAGGTAATCATCACGTTGACACGGGAACAGGCGGAGAAACTGGAAGACGTTCTTTCTTTCACTCAGGACGAAGGACCATGGGGAGAAGGATGGCAAAGTGATGAACTGATGGAGTTATGCGAGATTGTCGAGAAGGCCCTACAAAAAGGAGAGTTATGAGGGTACAGATCAAATGGTTGGACGGTACACGTTGGAAACTTCTCGACCTGTCAGAACTAAAGGGTAAGTCGATCTGCGGGTACATGCTGGAGACCGAGAGGGTGGTAATTGCCGCCCTCTTTGAAAACAAGGACGCTGTTATGTTCGTCTCGAACGACCAAGCCCAGGTGGAGTTGTACAAGGAGAAGGGGGCCAGCCTGCACGCTTCGGATCTCGCCCTCCTAATGGGAACGGACGTGGTGCCGATTAAGATCGCTCAGGTCTTTCCGGACGCAACCTTCGAGGTAGTGGAAAAGATTGAATCAAAAGACCCACGCAAATGGTGGAACTGAAAGGAGTAACCTATGCTCATAACAAAAGGTGTTGGAAAAGATGAATACTATGGGAACTTTTATACCTTCCCGAACTGCGACGAAAGTCATATCATGGGTTGTTGCAACTATTGTCCGGATTGCGGAATAAGGCTTGAATGGCCAAACGATCCCAGAACCATTGAAGGGTACGAAGGAAGCACCTGGTAAAACCAATCACCAGAAAGGAGAACTAATGAAGAGGACTATCATTCTGGCCGCCGGCCTCTGGGGCACCCTCTGCCCCGCCCTGACGGGCAATGCTTCAATAAGGGATACGAGTATCCGGAAGGGTAACAGTACCCATGAGGTGCGCCGGCAAGCCACAGAACGTACGGTAACGTCTCACACGTCACGAGGAAGGAAGAAAAGTGAGATAGAGAGAATAATTGCCCAATCAAAATATCCAAAGACCTTGAGGGCAATCGCTCAGGTTGAAAGCAACTTTGACCAGCACGCAGTTGGCGACAATGGCAAAAGCTATGGTCTGTTTCAGATTCAGAGGAGACACTGGGGACCTGTACCAAAATCGGTACATGGGCAGGTTAGGAAGGCGGAAGAAGTCTTTGGTCATCTGGTCGAGAAGCACGGCTACTCGAAGGCGATAGAAAGGTGGAACGGTAATGGCAGAGAGGCGAGAAACTATCGAAGAAAAGTCCTTATGGCAATGGAGGGATAAAATGAAAAAGGGACTGCCGGCTGAAGTGGAAAAACTGTATACCTCATGTGATGGCTACTGGAACAACCACCCAAAATATTCTCCGGAACATTGGATGAACGACGTTACCGACGAACTTACCCGCTTGGGCTACTGGGAATGGGTAGTGGAAATGATCCGTACCGAAATCTGTGATGACGATTCTATTTCTTAAAAAGGAGGCTCGATGAAATTGACAAAGGAGAAGCGCAAGCAGCTGGAAGAATTGAAAGAGGACGTAAAAGACAACTGGAACATGAAGCGTGGCAAGAACGAATACCTGAAGCACCTTGAACACATCCTCGGCTCCGGGCCTGCCCCAACAAGGTTAGAAGCGATGCTTGCCCAGTGCTACGCCTGCTGTTACGGCTACGACGGTGGGGTGTTCGACTGCCAGGCCACTACCTGTTCGATCTACCATTACATGCCGTACCGAGACGCACGGGCCAGAAAGGAGTATTCTGAGGAAGAGCGGGAAACGATGATGGCGAGAGTGGCGAAGATGCAGAGCGGAAAAAGAATGAAGGCCCAACAGAAAGGACTCTAAAGCATGAGGACAGAACAGTACACAAATGTAGCAAATTTACCACAAGAGATTGTACAGGCCATTATGAAAGACCGTTACACCAACGAGGAAGAAGATCCTTTCGATTACTCGGCTACCACGATCATCAACCCTCCCCGGATAACCATCCTCAAGAAGCGCCACCCGGACAAACTGGTGGTCAGGGACGTTCAGGATTACTTCTGGATGTTCCTTGGCTCGGTCGCCCACCAGCTTTTAGAAGACGCCTGGCACGAATCGATGGGTTCCATGGTGGAAGAACGGCTCTATGCTACCGTCCTCGACAAGGTAGTGGCAGGCAAAATCGACTGCTACGGTAACAAGGAGATCCGGGACTACAAGTTCACCAAGGTCTACAAGATCATGAAAAATGATTTCACCGAATGGGAACAACAGCTAAACATCTACGCCTGGCTGTTACGGAAGAACGGCTACCCGGTAGAAAAGATCTCAATCTACGCCTTCCTCAACAATTGGCAGAAAGGAGAACTGTACAAGAAGAACTACCCAAAGGACAAGATCCACAAGATCGACCTGCCGGTCTGGACCGACGAGAAGATCGAGGCCTACCTGGAAGACAGGATCACCATCTTGAAACGTTCAGAAGAAATAGAAGATGACAACCTTTTGCCCTGTACACCCCGGGAGATGTGGCAGGATGTCAAAGACTACGCTATCACCAAGAAAGGCGCTTCCCGGGCAACGAGGACTTTTGAAACGGAACAGGAGGCCCTTGATTACTATGCCGAAAAAAAATACAAGGAAAATGAATATTATCTCGAAAAACGCTTGACTCAGCGTACGAGGTGCTTTTACCATTGTCCTGTAGCAAATTTGTGTAGCCAACACAAATACTTATGTGAACAGGAAGGAGTACCTTTTGGGGAAGAACAATGGCCGGACCCTGTATTTTGACAAGCACATCAGAAACGCACCGACGCCCGTCGAGTATTTAAAGGCTCTGCGGGCGTCTCCGTATCTAACCCACAGGAAAGTGGGTTATGCCCTAATCGAGCAATACAACCTGATGAAGAAAGATCTTGAAAAAGATCTTGCATCAGAACTGGAGCTTTATGCAGATACCGAAGAGATTCAAATTGATGGGAATACCGGTACGAGTGATACCGGACACGACACTCTCGAAACAGAAGGGGGTCTTAGGGGAGGCGAGGTACTCGGAACAGGCGATCCTTCTGGACACCGAGGCCTCGAGCAAGGAGTCGACAGAACAGGCATTTCTCCATGAATTGGTACACTGGATCTTCTTTCTCCTCGGCGAAGATGATTTAAGGAACAACGAGCGGCTGGTGGATACGATCGCCCACCTGTTCTACCAGTACCTGGAGACGCAAGAACATGAGACAGATCTCGGACAGCACGATCCTGTTACCCCTTAAACCAACCTTTATCGCAATCGTCAAACAGGCTTTGGACGGGAGGACGAAAATCATTGGCAAAGACGCAAAAAAAAGGCTCAAGCAAGTACTGGACGCGAAAGGATGTGCGTTCGGGACTCGAAGAGCGGGTCAGGCATGATCTCGACAGGAGGGGAATTCCCTATGGCTACGAAACAATCAAGCTCAAGTACGTCAAAAAGACCTGCCCCGGATGCGGAGAGGTTGTCGACTCGGGAACCTACACCCCCGACTTCATCTTTGAGCGTGCTCCTCGAGTACGCCTTGTGGTGGAGGCGAAGGGCCGATTCACTTCTAGCGATCGAACCAAGATGCTTGCTGTCCGGATGTCCAATCCGGGAGAAGATATTAGATTTCTGTTCCAAAGAGATCAGTGCCTTAGAAAGGGCTCTACGACAAGATATTCAGGCTGGGCGGTAAAGCACGGTTTTCCCTACCATATCGGCGAGGTGATACCTGATGAGTGGCTCAACTAAAGGAGAGAAATTGAAAAAAGAAAAAGAACAAAAAATTAAGGAATGGGAAAAGTATTTCAATGAGTTAGCCGACAGCCTTTTAAAGGATATCGTCGACGAGGTGGGGCAGCCTGACAAGAAGGTCCATTGCGGCATCTGCTCAGAGATGAGGGAATGTGATCTTGAAGAAGACAAGGACGTCGAAGATGACTTTTATATTTATTCCGATGGCTGCCTGAAAACAGCTGGCAAAGAAGAAGGCTCTTCAATAGAAGATACCCTAACAGAACGTGGTTCACGGTACGGAAAATTCGTTGACCATGCAAGGACAACGCAAGACCTGAAAGACCATCTGCAGATGGCACCATCGTGGGGACAACTGGAAGCAGATCAGAAGGAAGCACTCGAGATGATCGTCCATAAGATCGCTAGAATCGTAAACGGCGACCCGAACTATCACGATTCATGGCACGACATTTCCGGGTACGCAACACTCGTGGCAGACAGATTGAAAGGTATAGAACGATAAAAGGAGACATAAATTTGATCGTAAAGTTCAAGAAGGTTCACGAAGGGGCAAAGATACCAACGAGAGGCACGAAGGGGGCCGCCTGTTACGACGCCTATCTGCCACAAGACTATCTCTCGTTACCAGTAGGGGAAACAAGGGTCATTGGCCTGGGCTTTCAGGTTGAACTACCAAATGGTTTCGAGATGCAGGTACGGCCCCGTTCTGGCCTTGCCTTAAAAGGGATTACCGTTGCCAACTCTCCGGGTTGTGTTGATGCCGACTACCGGGGAGAGGTAGGGGTGATCCTGACCAATAATTCAGGGAAAGATTTCGCCCTCTCCAAAGGGGACAGGGTCTGCCAGCTGAAGTTGTCTGTCTGTTTTATCATGGATTTCCAGGAGGTAGAAGATGTCGCAGAAACAGAACGTGGAGCAGGTGGGTTTGGCAGCACGGGTCTCAACGGGTAACTTCGAGATCGACCCGGTCATTGTCCTCGAAACCCTCTACGATAGGATCTCGGAAGATTGTCTTGAAGCCCAGAACCATCTATCAGTAACAGAGATCCTCGGTGTTCTCGAAACGATCAAGATGGCGATCTTCTACGGTGCCAATGCCGGCCTCTTGAACGAGGAGATGTCGAAGACCTTTCACTAGGGGAGGGACTTTTATGACCATTACTTTTACGGGAGCGCTTGCGCTCCTTTTTCTTGCCCTAAAACTGACCGGTTCTATTGATTGGAGCTGGTGGCTGGTGTTATTGCCTCTCTACTGGCTGCCCGCCTTATTGGTTATCCTCTTTGTCGCCAAGCTCTACTGTGGCTTTGTTGTTGACCTCTGCACTCGACTCGAAAGAAGGAGAAAAAAGACCCTATGAACAACTATCAGGAATTCATCTATACCCGAACCTATGCCCGTTACATCGATGGACTCCACCGGAGAGAAATCTGGCCGGAGTCTGTCGACCGCTATTTCGGTTTCTTCCGGCCCAAAGTGCCGACGAAGCTGATGATGGACTACATGTCGGCCAAGAGGCATGTGACAAACCTAGAGGTTATGCCATCAATGCGGAGCCTTTGGACTGCTGGGCCGGCCCTGGCTAAGGAAAACATTTCAGGCTATAACTGCAGTTACACCACAATCAATAGGATAAAAGCCTTTGCCGATATCCTTTATATCTTGATGAACGGAACAGGTGTTGGCTTTTCCATTGAACGACAATACATCGCACAGCTTCCGGAAGTCCCAACAGGTCTGTCGACAGAAGCACAGGTAATGATCGTTGTGGAAGACTCCAAACGAGGTTGGGCAGAAGGGTTCCAATGTTTGCTCGAAAGCCTTTATGCTGGGACTATTCCTTCGTATGACCTATCCCTTCTGCGGCCGAAAGGTGCCAGGCTGAAAACCTTTGGCGGAAGATCTAGTGGGCCCCTCCCCTTGAAACAGTTATTTGATTTTACCATCAAACTCTTTGCCAAGGCAGAGGGGCGAAAGCTCAACTCCCTCGAGGCCTACGACCTGGTATGCTTCACTGCCAACTGCGTTGTCGTCGGAGGCGTGCGAAGGAGTGCTACCATTTCTCTCTCGAACTTTTCAGACCAGAGAATGCGCCATGCGAAAGACGGTCAGTTCTGGCTGGAAAATCCCCAACGAGCCCTGTCGAACAACTCGGTGGCCTATACTGAGAAGCCGGACTCGACAGCCTT